TTATGCTTGTAGGAGCAATGAATCCATGTCCGTGTGATTAACACCTTTGACAATATCATTATCTTTGGTGAAGCTATACTTTACGCTGATATCAGCAGTTTTGCGGCCGTTTGGGTTATCTATAGTTTGAATATCAATTCGTTTAACCAAAGACTTAACTATATCTCTCTTATCTTTAAAGCTGGCAGCTCCATCAATCTTTTCTTTCATGCTCAGTAATAGTTCCTCAACCGTGTTAAATTTTTGTTCTAAAGTACCTTGTGAGTTAATCTGTTTATCTAAATCGTGGAGTAACTCATCGTTAACTAAACACTCATCTTGTATTTTTGTAAGTTGCATTTCAACGTCAGCAGCATTTATAATTTTTCTTCTAAACAAGTCAAGTATAGATTGTTTTTCTTCCTCTTTCACCTTAATAGAATATGCAAGTTGGTCTCTTTGAGTCTTAAGACTATCAACTCTACTACTTGTATCTTCTAAATTCTCTTTAATGGACCCTATAACCTCACCAGGATTATTTATAAAGTAAAGTATATCATCCCACACTAATTGCTCTATAAACGCCGCAGGAACGTTTTTGGAAGCACACTTACCATTTGCTTTACCTTCATAACTATATTTACCTGTGCATGCGTAATAGCTATTTTTTTTATCTCTGTATGTGACACCCATATATGAATTACCACAACAACCACATTTTATTAGGCCTCGTAGAAGATAATCTCTAGTAGAGTTTCTCATGGACTCAATTTGGTTATTAGTAAGAACTGTTTGAGCTACTAGCCATGTAGATTCATCCACGATAGCAGGCACTTGTCTCACTATAATTTCTCTATCTTTTTTAGTGCTTCTTTTTCCATATTCATGAATTCCTTTATAAGTTTTACTTCGTATTATTCTTCGTATTGCATTAGAGTTCCATATACCAGCTGTAGATTCTTTACGCTTCCCTCTAGTTATCTTTCTATCGTCTTTAGTATAAGAGGTAGGTAAACCTAGAGCGTTTAGGTAGTGGGCAGTTCTTATCGTGCTATAATTCTGATTAGCTATTAAATCATATATAAGTTTTATTATATCTGCCTCAGACATATCATAATTAGGTAGAAGAGAGTCATTTATTTGCAAATATCCCTCGCTATCTACAATATAACCATACGGAACTATGCCGCCTAACCACTTGCCATCTCTAGCAGCTCTATTAGCTCCATGCCACATACGTTCAAGTATAGTTTCTCTTTCAAGGTCAGCAACACCAGCTAGCATAGTTATCATAAAGCGTCCAGAAGGGTTGGAAGTATCAAAAGGCTCTGTCATGGATTTTATCTGTATTCCGTAGCTTTCGAGTTCATAGATAGAGTTAAGAGTAATACGCGCTGATCTTCCGAGCCTGTCAAGCTTGTAAACTAGCAAGGTATCAAACATTTTATTTTTAGCGTCTTCAATAAGTCTTTTTCCCTCAGTTCTTTCATGCAGCGGCACTGTTCCTGATATGCCATCGTCTTTATAAAAATCATGAATCTCCAGCTGATGCAAATCACAATATTTTGTTGCAAATACTATTTGATTTTCTATTGTAGACCTGGTGGCTTGATCTTCTGTGGAAACTCTTCCGTAAACAGCAACTTTCATATATTAATCCTCCTTAGTGTCAAAAAAAATAAAAAACCCACTCCAAGCAATTAGCTTACAATGGGTTTCATGAACCTCTAATTTATCTAAAAATGGGGATGAGTGGGTCTCTATATATAGAATATCAAACGTGCGTTTGTGTGTCAATGTGATTATTATACGTATTTAAATAAATCTGAAAATACTACAACATATTTATAATATTTATGCCGTATTTATCAATTCGACTTATAACATATCATAAATTGAATAAATATAGTGTTCTATTGTTAATGACTTCCATGTGGTTCTATTGCCTGGATGAAGTACATTATCTTTTTTATTAATAATACCAATGCATCCAGGGCATATCTGCTTGTGATGACTATCTATATTACTCCAAAAATTAGAGCTTATAATTGAAGGTGCTATCACTGTTGAGTAGGTTTTAGGGTGCATTGAGGGATGTGCTGTGAAGCCTATATATCTATTTAAAGTATTAGTGTAAAAGATATTTGTTATATAACCCCTAAATGACTCTGTAAGTGAATCTTTTTTTATTCCAGAAAAATCACCAAATGCATCAAAACCAAGTTTTTTATAATCGTTCAGAAACGAGTTGTCAAAATCATTAATTACGGAACAGTTTTTAATAGTTGAATTTTTAAAACTATTTGTAATAACACTTCTAACTAATACAGTCTTACATTTAGATGCATTTTTTATGGCATTAATTTTCATATAAATATTAAATAAGTCAGCAGTAATATGTTTTTTTTCATCTAAATCTAATAGTAATATATCTTCTTTTTTAATCAAATTACTAAGCTCATTAATAACAGAGTCTGAAACATCGTTATATAACCTAAAACAAACACTATTTCCATTAAAGGTACTTCGTAGCTCTTTCTCCTGAAAAGTTAGTGTTCCACTTATATATTTTTCTCGTGGGTTATAGGTAATAGTAGGAATCAAATTTTTTATACAAGACAAACTTTTTAGATAGCTAATTCTAGTATTTATACAATTATTTATTGGCTCAAGAAATTCCTTATATTTATTCTCTATTTTCGGTGTATTGAGGTCTATGTACATTGGTATATCAATTATAATTGGAAATTTATAATTTGATAGTTCTTTGGGATATACCTCATAGAAAGTTTTTGAAGTTTTTGGAATCCTGCCAGAAGGATAAAGTTGAACAATTTCGATTAGTGGCATTATTTTACCTGTAGTAAACACATTTGTAGACGACATGGTCTTTATTGCAGCTATTTCTGATTGCCTATATCTTAGTATAGGAATATACATAAATCCACCTTATTTTTATTATTTACAGTACATAATACTTTTAATTAAGGGTATTTATTCGTGGTTTTAAATCTAATGTTAAGATATTTTTCCTAATAAAATGTACACTGATTAATGGGTGTGTGCATAACTTTTAAAATAAATAAAACCCACCACAAGCAATTAAGCTTATAATGGGTTTCATGAACCTCAAAAATATAAAAAACGGGGGATGGGTGGGTTTATATTTATAATATAACAAACATGTGTTTCTGTGTCAATATGGTATTTATTCTAAATTAGCATCTAGCACAAAGCCTTGAATAATCAGTTTCAGCAATTTGTTTAGAAATAAAAAGATTAATTATCTGCTTTAAAAATGTAATAAAGTTTGCTGAAATTACCTCATTTGAAATATTATAACTATTCTCCTTTACTATATTCTGATTTTTTAAAAATCCTCTTTCGTAAGCGGGCTTAAAGGTTGGATCTGAAAATATATTTAGTACAATATAGTCAAAATGCTTAAAGCAAATTTTTATATAAATATAAAATATGGAAATTAATAACCCCTTAGAACTTAATAAATGTTTCTTTTTAAGTTTATATTTCTTAGAATTTAATCTTTTTGATTTTAAGTATTTATCAATCAACTTTTCTCTTTGCATTGTTGCCCTAAAAGGTACTATTAAGGGTATTATAAGAATAGCAAAATATAAAATAACTGCAGATAATAAATTAAATTTACATTTTCCTTCTTGATTAACAGCAATAATTAGTCCAATAAATGAAAATACAAAAAATACAATTACACATGCGCTAAGCGCAATTTTCAAATCAATCAAGATTTCACCTCCTAATATGGATTATCCTGTAGTCGAAGTTTGAATTTGATAATTATGTTTGTCTTTTGAAACTGCTTGTTCTCGAGTAGAACTTTTGTGTCTTCTAAAGACAGGAACTATTTCTAAACAGGCTATAGCGGGAAAAATTAATAATAGCCAGCTAATAAAACTCATAGATAATCTAAAATTTGTTAAAATATTTGAACCCTGGTCAATTTGTAATAACCTGCTACCAGAACTTGCAGGCACTAAAATATTGAATAATCCAAGTAAATCTATAATTCCTATAATAATTATACAGCAAATAGCTATAATTGAAACTACTTTTTGGAAAACTAGCTCTCTCGAGGCATCAAAAATGCATAGATAATCATAAGTTAATCCAAGCAAAAAAATAAATGTACTTTTAAATAAGTCTGGAGGAGTCTTACAAGTAGTCGCTATAACAAGCCAAGAAAAAAACACTATAAAAATTCTTGCTATCTTTAGTAAGCTATTATCATATCCTTTTTCCAATACAAAAACCTCTTTTCTCTATGAATAACTATTATCATAAACTTTTTATAAATAAAGGGTTGGTGCTCTGTGGCTCTCAACGTATGGTCGTACGTATTTTTATTTTTAATATAGTTGCTATATTTCGACATATAAAATCTAATTACGACAAATTACATTATTTCAAGTATTTTACTCAAAACTGTTTAAAAAATACTCAAATTAATATAATTTGAGTTGAAGTAATTCTTTAGGCATATTAATATCAGCTGCTATTTGCTCCATAGTATAGTACTCAGGATAGTTATGTATAAATTCATCTTGAATAAGCAATTCAGAAGAGAACTTATTTGCTTCGATTTCGAATTTATTTTTCACGTAAAATGTATTTCTCTCAATAAATAATATATTTAATTTTGCATGGAGAACAGCATGTCCTAATTCATGGCTACATACAATCACTTTTTCAAAATCATCTAAATTACTATTGATATGAATGATTTTGTTTTTAGGGCAAGATTGATAGAAGCCTCTTATATTGCCTAATGGTTCATAAATTATTTTTATTTTTAAACAATCAGCGAGTTCAATAGGGTTGTTTGTGCCATATTTTTTTATAAGCTTTTTTACTATCTTCTTTATATCCAAGATATCATCTCCCCAATTACTCGACCATTAACCCATGATTAACTTATTCTTTATCTTTTCTATATTTTTTAGGAGTAAATCTCTTCTTATTAGAAATTTTAGCAATCTCAAGACCATTTTTTATTGCTTGTTTCAAAAGAAGTAAATCATTCTCATCTAAAATTTCTCCATTAAGCATAAGGCCTTCTTGCTCTTCAATATAATCCATAGTTTGATTTAAGAGTTTTTCAACATCTTTTTCATCTTTCCTGGTAAAAGAAGGGTGAGCTGATTTAGCTTCCATCATAAGAATATTACCATTATTATCTTTAAATAAAATGTCTGGTCTACTTATGTGTCCAGCTGCAGACATTAATTTTTCATAAGTAACGTTTGTATCTTCGGTACTATAAGCTAGTTTTTTGATGATTTCTGGAGTAGGAGCATTGTCTATACTCTTGTTAATATATCCAGAAACATATGCTCTGCTTACACCGCTATTGTCAGAGTATTGTTTATTATTTCTACTTCCACGTGCCTTAATTAGTAATAGGCTAAATTTATCTTTATCAAACATAATCATCACTCCTACAATTATTGTAAAGTTAAGCGTCAAAATTTTCAACATGATGGAAGTGTAAAATTTTTTATCTTTTAGTGTATAATATATTGACACAGCAATATAATAGTAGTATATTTAAAGTGTCAAATAAATTGACGGATGGAGGTGAGTAAATGAAACCCAATATTATAAAGATTGAAGAGTTGCTTGAAAAGCATTTTGATGGAAATAAAGCTGCATTTGCAAAAGCAATTGGGGTAGAAAGGTCACAAATATCAGCCTTGGTAAATCATGGTGGTCGAGTAGGTGCGAAGTTCTACGGAGGATTAATAGCCTATTGTGATAACCATGGCTTGAATTTTAGAGACTATATTTTTTTACCTCGATACGTCAAAATATTAGACAGAAAAATATCTGTATCTTAATCTAGTCTACCCAGCACTTTGAAAATTTAATAGAAACGGAGGATGGAAAAGTGGGGAACGATTTACAGGTTATTGATGAAAGACAATTATTAAGCAGAAACTTCCGAATGTATGCTTCTTATGAAAATCCACTGTTCTTAGCTAAGGATGTCGCTGAGTGGATTGAGCATAGCAATTCAACTGTTATGTTGCAAAACGTAGATGACTCTGAAAAGGTACTAAAGAATGTTTATACCCTTGGAGGAAGTCAAGAAACTTGGTTTTTGACAGAGGATGGTCTTTATGAAGTTTTGATGCAGAGTAGAAAACCTATTGCTAAGGAATTCAAGAAACAAATAAAGCAAATTCTTAAAGATATTAGAAAGCATGGAATGTATGCCAAGGAAGAGCTGCTGGATAATCCAGACTTGCTGTTTGATGTACTAATTAAATATAGAGGGGAACGAAAGAAGAGATTAGAGCTTGAGCAGACCAATACAATTCTAATGCACGTAAACAAGACATATACGGCTACAGAAATTGCAAAAGAATTGGGAATACCTTCTGCAATAGCACTCAATAGAAAGCTTTATGATATGAAAATTCAGTTCAAACAAAATGATACATATGTCCTTTATTCAAAGTATGCGGATAAGGGATATGTGGAAATAAAGCAAGAAGTAATGGATAACGGGAAAGTAATATACCACAGGAGATGGACTCAGTTAGGAAGAGAGTTTCTTCTGAAATTGTTCAGTAGCCAAGAGGCTTGTTAATAAAACAAAAACTTAAAATTAAATAGGGTTTCGTGAACGTGGGATGAGGGCACTAAACAGGAGGGTTTCTAATGTTTGATATGAATGAGTTTAGATGTCCAGAATGTAATAAGTTAATTTTTAAATACAGATTAAAAGGGTCGTTGGTGTTAGAGGTTAAGTGCACTAGGTGCAATAAAATTGCTTCGTTGGCAATAGGAAGGATGGCGAGCTCATGGGAAAGTTAGTGGCTATAGAGAAGCAACAAATGAAGTCTGGAAGATTTGAATGTACTGTTACTAAAGAGTTTTATGCAGGGGAAGAGGAAAGAGCTGCACAGGTTAAGGCTTTAAAGTACATAAAATCGTTGGAATACAGAAAGGAGGCTTAAAAAGCCTTATAAAAATTTTTACTCAACCTAAAATGCATAGACTGCTCAATATATTCTATGCAAAAGAAAAAAGAATAGAACCGGGGGATGAGAAAAATTGAAAATTCTTAAGAAACCTCTTAGTAGAGACGAAAGGTTTTTTCTAATAAGACAAGGCATTAACCCTAATAATTTTTTATTAACTAGAAAGACAGCAGACAACTACGAGTTTTACAAAATAAGTACGGGAAAGTTAGTATCCATAAGAAGATAGGAGGAACAAGAATTGGCAAATGAATTAGCATTAAAAGACAGAGTATTAAAAGATACCAACTCAGCTCTAATGAAACTTATAGACAGCAAGGTGCAGGCAATGCCTAAGGACTTTAACAAGACAAGATTTATGCAAAATTGTATGACAGTGCTTCAGGATACTAACGGTATAGAAAAATGTAATCCACTGAGCACTGCAAGAACATTATTAAAGGGTGCATTCCTCGGATTAGATTTTTTTATGAAGGAATGCTACGCGATTCCCTACAATGACTACAAAAACAACACTTGCAGCTTGCAGTTCCAAACAGACTTTAAGGGCGAAAGAAAACTCATGAAAAAGTACTCTGTTAGAGCTATCAAGGATATCTATGCAAAGGTTGTTCGTGAAAGTGATGAATTTGAGGAGATTGTAAAAGAGGGAATACCAACTATTAATTTTAAAGCCAAACCCTTCAATACTGGAAAGATAATAGGAGTGTTTGCAGTTGTGCTCTTTGATGATGGCGGAATGCTTTATGAAACTATGGCAACAGAGGAGATAGAAAAGATAAAGACTAATTTCTCTAAGAAAGATAAGAACGGTAATTATTCAAAGGCTTGGGAAGCAACTCCTGAGGAAATGTATAAGAAAACAGTAATTAGAAGGCTTCGAAAATCTGTTGAACTTGAATTCGAAAGCCAAGAACAAGCGCAATCCTTTGAAGAAACTAGCGAGTTTGAATTTAAGAATGCAGCAGAGAAACCTAAGAGCACAGAGAAGTCTCCTTTTGAAAAGGGTGCAGCTGTTGAAGCCGAGTATGAAGAAGTCCCTACTGGATCCATGTATGAGGGAACACCTTTTGAGGATGGTGGTAATAATGCAGCTAACTAAAGATAATTACTATTCACCTGAAGCTGATAGAGTTTATATGTCAGTTAGCCAGTTTAAAAGCTTCCGTAAATGTGAAGCTAAAGCAAAAGCTAAGCTTGATGGCACATGGCAGGAACCTAAAAATGAAGCTTTCTTAATTGGATCATATGTGCATGCCTGGTCAGAAGGAACACTCGCAGAATTTAAAAAAGAACATCCAGAGCTCTATAAAAAATCTGATGGTGCCTTAATGCAAAAGTTTGATATAGCTGAAAAGATGATAGCGGCTCTTAAGGATGATGAATTTGTAACTATGGTCCGAGAGGGTCAAAAGGAAGTAATAATGACAGCTGAGCTCTTTGGTGTAGCTTTTAAGTGCATGATAGATATTTATAATCTAGACAGTGAGGTTATCGTGGACCTTAAGACAACAAGAGAGATACATAAAAAGTACTGGAATGATGATAAGAGAAAATTTGAAAACTTCATAGAGTGTTATGACTATCTATTACAGATGGCTGTATATGCGGAGATTGATAGGATAAACAGAGGTTCAAATAAATACTTCTTACCCCATATAGTTGCTGTTAGCAAAGAAGATGTACCTGACAAAGCTGTAATATTCCTTGGAACTGATTATATAGCAGATAAGCTGCTTGAATTAGAATTAGGGATAGGTAGAGTAGTTAGAGTAAAACAAGGCTTAGAAGAGCCAATACGTTGCGAGAAATGCGATTACTGTAAGGCAACAAAGAAAATAACTGGTGTAGTACATTACACAGATTTATAAGGAGGAAGTTAATATGACAACAACATCAATGATTCATTGCGAGTTTGATAATAAGGTGAATATAGAATTAAGTGAGGTTCAAGATACTGGAAACGGTACATACAGGACTTTAAATATAGGCTATTCAGTAACTATATTCATGACAGAAAAACAAGCTGAGCAGCTCTGTGAGATTATGGAGAAAGAGTTATACGATGAACCTACATATAAACAGCTAAACGAAACATGCATGAAACTTCAAATGAAAGTAGAAGAGCTGGAAGAGAAATTAAGAGAACAAGAAGAAGATAATGAAAGCGCAAGAGAACATTTGAGTTTTCAAGATGTTATATAAAAATACACCCTTTGGCGAGGGTGCATTCACTGGATTATAAGAATTGGATAAGAGCTCTGAGAAAGCTCTTGTCCCCCACATTATAGCACAAAGTTAGGAGATGGGGAACATGGATAAAAAAAGGCTATATGGTGCAAGACTTGCTGTTTTAACAATAGTCCTTTTAATAAGTAGTATATGCAGCATATCAAATCTTTATACGAAGAATAAGGAATTTAAGATGATTTACAAAGTTCAACAGGGTGAGAAGCTATCAGATATATCTAGGAAATTCAAAGTAGACAAGCAGGTAATCTCAGTTCTGAATGAATGCGGTGAATATATAGCAGAGGGTACAGCTTTGAAGATACCTATTAAAATAGATTGAATAAAAAGTAAAAGATACCCCTCCATATTGTGGACCCCTCCACCACAAGGACACTAACTATATATATAAAGATAAATTATATATAAATATATATATTAATTATAAATATTGTTCCCCTCCATATTGTGGAGGGGGTGCTAATCAATATGGAGGGGTATATAAAAAGAGGTGATAAATAATTGGATAAGGTCATAGATAAAACCTCAGGCTTTCATTTCACGATAGTAGATAATTACATTCTTGAAGGCGCTGAACTAAGTGATAGTGAACAAATAGTTTATATACACCTTAAAAAATATGCTTCAAGCAGCAATTCATGTTTTCCTGGAGTTCCGACACTAGCCAACAAACTAAAGAGGAGTAAGAACTATGTAAGAGATGTGCTTAAGACCTTAGAAGATAAAGGCTATATTAAAATTGATTATAGGTACGGTCAAAGCAATGAATATACTTTGCTTCCTTATCCTGAATATGTGACAGAACAGGAGACAAAAGATGAGATAACTGGGGTAGTAAATCTAGGAATAAGTGATGTGCTTAAATGCTATCAAAATAATATAAATCCAACTTACGGATCTATGGAAAGAGATAAACTTGTAAAATGGTTTGAAGCATTTGAAGAGAATGCGGAAATTCTCATTAAATCAATTGAAATAGCAGTAGATCAAGGAGCTAGGAAGATTAAATTTATTGAAACGATACTTATTGATTGGAAACAGAATGGAATAATTACGGTAGAACAAGCTGAAGCGTATACAAGACTTAGAGAAGAGAAGAAGAGAGGTGGCAAAAGTGGAAGTACTGGCGAGAATACTGGAGCAAGCACGTCAGAACTCTATGACTTCAGCAAATACGGAGGCTAAGGAAGTTATATATAAGTGCCCAGCATGCAGAGATTCAGGCTGGGTAATTACAGAGGAAGGCAGATATAAACAATGTAAATGTGTGGAGATTGAACATCTTAAAAGACTTTGGGAGAACTTTGGTATCAAGTCTAGTGAAGTCAAAAAGTTAAATGATTATGTGCCTTTTGATGAAGTTACCAAACAAGCTAAGGAAGAGGCAGTAGAGTACATAACGAGCTTTGAAAAAATTAAATGTAATAGGCAAAACTCCTTTGGATTATTCGGGCAGCCAGGAGCAGGCAAAAGCCATATTGTTATAGCTGTAGGAGCCGCACTATTAAACAGAAAAGATAACCCTATACCTGTGGTGTATATGCCCTACATAGAAGCCTCCAGAGAGCTTAAAGCCAATGTAAATGATGATGAGTATTATAACAGTTTGTTAAATAGGTATTCCAGGGCCAAGTTATTAATAATTGATGATCTATTTAAAGACAAAATGAGAAATGGTGAGCTCATCAAAGGAGCAAGTATTACAGAGGCTGATATGAAACATATATATCCTATTTTGAACTATAGATACTCCAATTACTTACCTACGGTGTTTTCTACAGAATGCAGCCCATACATATTAAATGAACTTGATGAGGCTTTGGCTGGCAGAATATTAGAAAGCTGTGGAGACAACATGATTATCTTTAAAGGTAAACAATATAACTTTAGAATGAGGAAGTTTACGAAAGGATAGGAAAAATATGAATGCATTCAAAAAAGCTAATAATTATTACTCTGAAATGAGATATGAAGAAGCTATAAAGTTTTATGAAAAAGTAGATCCTAAAGATTCAGTTTATAATACGGCTTTATATAATGTAGCTGTATGTATGCTAAAACTTAACAGGTATGAGGAAGCAATAGAGGCTTATGGCAAAGTGTTAGATATAAATCCGATACATCACAAGTCAATTTTCAATCTTGGATATTGTTATGCCCAGTTAAACAACAAGAAAAAGGCTCTCATATACTTCAATAGAGCATGGGCACTTGATAATGACGATGAGAGCTGCAGTAAAGCTATAAACTTAATTTTGAAAACTTACAGGGGGATGGGAAGATGAGAAAAAAGAAACAAAAGGCGGATTCGATGCTTAAAACCATAGCTACTATGAGGCTTGCTAAATCTATGAATTTTACATTTGAAGAAGCAGCTGGCAAGCTGAAAGCTATGTTCAGGTGATAAAAAGTGGATACTAAGATCTGTATTAAATGCAAGGAATCTAAACCATTGAATATTGAATACTTCCAACCAAGAAAAGATAGTAAAGATGGATTTAGAAATGAATGTAGAGCATGCACTATTTTGAAGAAAAAAATTTATTACCAAAATAATAAAAACAGATTTATCGAAGCGGCAAAACAAAACTATGAAAAAAACAAAAGTCACGTTGCTAATCGCAGAAAAGAAAACAAAGAACTATATGTTAAGCATTGGGCAAAGTACTATAAGGAAAATAAGTCTAAACTTGCAATGTATAAAAGTAAATATAAAAAAGATAATAGAGAAAAATCAAATAGCTATAAACAAGTATATAAAGCAAGAAAAAAGTTACTACCAAGTACCTTAACAGCTGAACAATGGGAAGTCATAAAGAAAGCCTTTGATAATAAGTGCGCGTATTGCGGTCTTGAGAAAGCATTAGAACAGGAGCATTTTATAGCATTATCAAACGGTGGTGAATATACAGCTAATAACATTATATGTGCTTGCAGAAGATGCAATAGCAGCAAGAATAATAGTAATTTCTTTGAGTGGTATCCTAAACAAGAATTTTATAGTAAAGCAGGAGAAGAAAAAATACTTATTTTTTTAAACTATAAAGAAGGGATACAGCAATTAAAATTTCTTTAAGACTTAAGGTAATGGATAATGGTCAATTTTCAATGGTTATATAGAGGGTGATATTTTGCAGAGATGTTTAATTTGCAATAGAAAATTGAAAGATGAGGAAAGTATTGAACGGAAGATAGGTCCTTCTTGTTGGCAACTGATTCAAAAGTTAGCCAAAGAAGAAAAAGCTAAACGAAAGGGTAGATTAAAGTTTAATAAGAATGAGGTAAAAGGCCAGGTAACAATATTTGAGTTGGAGGATGTTAAATGAGTGAAGAAGAGGTAATAAGTCAATTAGAAAGTCTTAAGGATAACTCAGTCGATTTTATGAAATACGATGAAGATGGAGAAGAGGGAATCTGGGGCAAAGACATTAAAGCTTTAAACAAAGCAATAGAGGCTATCAACGAAAATGAGAAGCTTAAACAGGAAGCTATATACCACATGAAAAGAAGTGTACAAGCTGAGAGGCTGCTTAAAGAAAATGAATGTTTCTGCCCTGTATTGCAGAGGAATGAGATAAGGGACTTTTTAAGAAGTTAGTTAAGGAGGAACAAAATGAAAGAGTGTTACGGGAATTACATGGAATATCCGATATGCAAAGGACATTGCAATTGTGAAGAAAAAGGATGTAGAACTAAAACCAATATTGAAAAGGGTACTTGTGATTGTGAATTTAAAGCTAATTGTCATTTGGTAAGACAGCATTTACAAGGTCACTTTAAAACCAAAAACCCCGAACATACAAAATTAGATTGCTGGTTTTATTCTGCATTTCTTGGGCAACTTTAGTACGCAATACAAAAAATAGGTGCTAGGGGTGCAGCTCCTGAAAAAAAGATGAAGGAGGATGTTTTTATGCAAGATAAGCCAAAGGCGGCTAATAACAGGAAAGCAAGAGAAGCATTGGAAGCTTTCTTAAAAGTAATGGTGCATAATTCAAATATTACCCCAAAAAACAAAAGACAACCTCATTGAGAAGCTGCCTTCGAGAATCTTACTTGAAAAATGACTTTATAATACTTTCAAGCAAAACTCTAACTATCCACTTAGCTATATCAGGCGCATTTTTGCGCAAAAGCTCTGTGTCAACAATGACAACTTTGCTTTCTAAGGAAATAAAAATAACTAATAAAGATAGTATTAGTAAACCTACTTGTAAATGAGACATAATAAACCTCCACATACAACCTAAAAATTTCTTAGCGTGAGTATATAAAATGTCATCATTTGTAAATTGATTAGTTCATTAGTATATATTTGTTAACTTAAGTAGGTATTTAAATTATGGTCACAAATTTTAAAAAATATACCTCGATATAAAAAAGGAGATGTGATAATGGAAGAACAAAAATTAAAAAGGAAAATAAAGAACTTAACATCAAATCTAGCACAGCAAGAAGCTGAAAGAACAGGTAAAGACTATCACGAATGTATATCTCCAGCTCTTGATGAAGCATGCAGAAGGCTTGGAGTCAGTGAAAAAGAGTATATTAAAATATTTATATAAAAATGAAAGGTAGGTAATGTAAAAATGAAAAACATAGGTATTGTTAGAAAAGTAGATGATTTAGGAAGGATAGTAATTCCAAAGGAAACTAGAAGAGTTTTAGACATTGAAGAGGGAACACCTTTAGAAATATATATTGAGGGAAAAGATATTATGCTTAGGAAGTATGAAGTAAGCTGTATATTCTGTGATGAGGCTTCTGGTGTAACGGAATATAAGGGTAAGAAAATCTGTAAGAGCTGCTTAAAGGAATTAAAAAAATGAGGGACAAGCTGTTAAATACAGTTAAGCAGGCTGTGGCAGAGGAATTGGGGAGAACCTATTCAGAGTACGGATACAGTGACTTTAATTCAGCTCATGAGGGATATGCAATTATAAAAGAGGAAATAGAAGAAGCTGAAATTGAGTTAAATAGGATAAAACAAAAGATTGGCTGGGCTTGGGAGTCTATAAAAAGCAATGAAAATCCAGATGATGCAATAGATTCAATTAAAAGATATGGAACTTACTTAGCATGTGAAGCTATACAGATTGCTGCTATGGCTGAAAAATATAGATCTTCACTGAATAAACGAAAGGAGGAAAAGGGGAATGGAAACTAAATTTAATCTGGAAACACTCGCCGGTGGAGCTTTCACCGAGAGAGTAAATCAAGCACTTAAGGAGGTAGCAGAAAATATCCTAGATCCTAACACAGACTGGAAAACTAAAAGGAAAGTGACTATAGATTTAACCTTTGTAACCAAAGAAGATAGAGATTTAACAGAAGTTGACATAGCTGCAAAGACTAAGTTAGCTCCAAGAACTTCCGTACACACTAAGATACTTTTAGATAAAGACTTTGATGGAGAAGTAATTGCTTCGGAGTTCAAGAAACAAATAGCTGGACAAACATTCATCAAGGTTGATGCAGAGACAGGTGAGATTCTAAATGAATCCGAAGTAAAACAAAGCTCAGAACTTAAGGGTTTGCAATTAGTAAAGTAATTAAAATTTAGGAGGAATGTAAAAATGTATAGTGAAAGCAAAGAGGCGTTAGAGTATTTAGTTGGTTTAGGAGCTACTGAAATAATTGAGGTAAATGGTCAAGAGTATTCAACTAAACAGTTATACCATGTTAAGATGGCAAAGCCTGCACAGCTAAAGACAACAACACTTACAGCTCTAGTGGATTACATAAAATCAAATATGGATGAGAAGTTTTCAAGGCTATTAGTTCATGTCGTAAGTCCTTCAGAGGTATCACTCTATTCAGAGCTAAGAGATGATTCTGATAGAGAGTGCTACATGTACTGTGAAGCTCTTACACCAAACAACATAAGATTTAATAATTTCCTTGATACTGAAAGCTTTAACATAATGCTTCAAAGTAGTTTTGTAGAGAATAATGATAGAGCATTGTTGCTAAAGGTAACAGGCTGCATAAGAGATAATGCAGTAAAGGAAATAGGAGACGATGGAGTATCTCAAGCGGCTACTATTAAGACTGGTGTAGCTAGTGTAAATGATGTAAAGATACCTAATCCAGTGACATTAGCACCATACAGAAGTTTCCCAGAGATTAATCAACCTGAGTCGAAGTTTATATTTAGAATGCAGAGTGGACCTAAGGCAGCACTATATGAGGCAGATGGTGGAGCATGGAGAAATGAGGCCATGAATAGAATAAAGGAATACTTACAAGATATGCTGATAGATGTAGAAGGCATTGAAATAATATCCTAATGTATGACTAATAATCAGTGAGGGCACGGTTATACTTCCGTGTTCTCATATGATAATCATTACAAAGGAAGTGAATACATGAAATGCTGTGAAATATGTGGAAGAGAATCAGAAGAGCATCATATAGTTTTCCGAAGTCAAGCAAGCTATATGGTAAAAGTTGAACTAAATAAAAAGCTACTTTGTCTTGAACATCATAAAGGTAATGATGGACCACATTTAAATAGAAAAACTGATTTGAAATATAAACTAGAGCTGCAGAAAAAGCTATTTGAACTATTCAGCAAGGATTACTATAAAGCACCGGAGATAATGGAACTTCTAGGATTAACAGAGTTAAATATGTTTAGCTTCATAAAGATATTAAATCCAGTTGGAGACAAAGGGTTTGAAAGGCTAGATATAGTGATGAGGTGCATGGGAGGAAAGCTCTATGGAGTTTAGAGAGTTATCAGCACATGAGAAAGCTGCAATAACACATAGAGACCTACAAAAGAGGAAAGGACTCAGGGAAAAGGGTAAGCAAGAAGCAATGGACCATCTCTTTGAAAATACTTATAGGATACAAAAAGCCAAGAGAGGTATAAAAAAGAGCAAGCCAGTATGGTAAGCAAGGAGGGATTAGGTAATGATACTTTCAATAGATCCAGGCAATATAGAAAGCGCTTATGTGCTACTAGATGATAATTTAAAGCCTGTAGAGTTTGGAAAGTTTATAAATGAAAATGTAAGACAAGAGTTAAGAAGATATTTAAATAAATACCACCATGAAATTCATATAGCAATCGAAATGATAGCAAGCTATGGCATGGCAGTAGGAAAAGAAGTATTTGAAACTTGTATATGGATAGGAAGATTTACTGAAATGGTTGAGACTTTTAATATGAATACTCATTATATCTATCGTAAAGATGAAAAAATAAACCTCTGTGGCACTATGAAGGCCAAAGATAGCAATATAATTCAAGCTTTAAAAGATAGATTTGGGGATAAAGGCACTAAGAAAGCTCCAGGGTGGTTTTATGGTTTCGGCAAGGATGTATGGCAGGCTTATGCTGTAGGGGTAACCTACCATGATATGTACTTGAAGCCTAATGAATAGTGAGGTGATACTTTGATAACTGGACCAGTTGCAGCAGAAAAGAAGATTCAAGTTATGAAAAATTTTATCAATAGTTCTGAATATGAGTCGATTAGAGAGAATCAAATAGCGCAACTTTCTAGAAGTGAACGGAAAAGATTTGAACGTCATGAGGAAAAGTTAAAGAATTGCATTAATAGTTTGACACCAACGCAATTAATACTAGTTGAAGAACGTTCCGAAATGAGAGCTCGTGAGTTAGCTGACAATAAGATAGATGAATTCAAAGATACTTTAGATAGATGTATGACTGCTCAATTTATTTTAAGTCTACCGGACAAGAGCTGGGACGAGATAGATGAGTTTATAGATGGGCTTGCAGTTTTAGTGCAAGAAGATGTTACTAAAATTTTGGAATTAAAAAAAGAATGTAAAGGAGACCAAGATATTATGAATAAAACAATGCAAAAATGTGAAAATGAAGTAAAGGCTAAATGTGAGGAATTACTTGAAAAAAGATTAAATCAAAAGAAATCCATTGATATATTAGTTAGCCAATTTCCAATGTTAAGCAAGAGTATGCTCACAAATGCTTATAAAAAGCTAAAGTCGGATTGGGACAAGCAATATAAAGAAGAGGAAGTAGATCCAGATATTAAGGAAGCTCTTGAATCTATATCCGATATTATCGATGGAGATGATGAAAAGTCAGTAGATAAGATAATCAAGGAATCTGATGAATATGTTAAGCAAGCGGAGAAAGAAGAACAGCAGCCTAAAGTAGTTTGTGATGGGAATAGTTGCAGAATAGAGCCGGTAGAAAAGATTAAGGAGGAAAAAGCTATGAAAGAAACCAAGGGATTAAAAGTATTGTCTATGACCGTAAAAGGTGAGAATGGAACTTATAGAGTATGTGAACAAGGTGTTGAATTAGCTGGAGAAAACCAATTAATTAGTTTTGGTAGTGAAGCAGACCTTGATGAATGGGTTTCAGAATACAAGCAAGTATTTGCAATGGCAAAGTAATAAAAAATCATAATTAAACAGTGTTACAAGGCTGTGTACAAACCTTAATGAAATATGTACAAGCCTTGTATTTCAAAAGAGGGTGGAATAAGTGAGAGAGATAATAGTTGATAATTTTGCAGGTGGTGGCGGCGCTAGTACAGGTATTGAATTAGCAATAGGACGTTCAGTGGATATAGCAATAAATCATGATCCTGCAGCAATATCAATGCATAAAGCTAATCATCCAAGTTCAGAACATTACTGTGAATCAGTATGGGATATAGACCCTGTTAAAGCTGTAAGAGGCAGACCAGTAGCCTTATGTTGGTTTTCACCAGATTGTAAACATTTTTCAAAAGCTAAAGGTGGAAAGCCAGTTGAGAAAAATATAAGAGGTCTTGCATGGATAGCAATTAGGTGGGCTTCTAAGGTTAAGCCTAGAGTAATTATGCTAGAAAATGTAGAAGAATTTAAGACCTGGGGACCACTTACTAAAGATGGTTATCCCGACCCAAGTAAAAAAGGAGAAACCTTTAAACAGTTTATAGTGGCCTTAAAAAGACTTGGCTACAAAGTAGACTGGAGAGAGCTCAGAGCATGTGATTATGGAGCACCAACAATAAGAAAAAGATTTTTCCTTATAGCAAGAAGAGATGGAAAATCTATAGTATGGCCTGAGCCTACTCATGGAAATCCAAATGGTTTAGAGGTAAATGCTGGGCTATTAAAACCTTGGAAGACAGCAAGTGAAATAATCGATTGGTCATTACCTTGTCCATCTATATTTGAGAGAAAAAAGCCACTTGCTGAGAATACTTTAAAAAGAATTGCTAGAGGTATTCAAAAGTTTGTGTTAGAAAATCCTAGTCCTTTTATAGTTAGAATAGGGCAAACCGGTTTTGGTGGTGATAGGCTGCAGTATGAATTATCAAAGCCATTAACGACAATAACAACTAAAGCAGAACATTTGCTTATAGCTCCATTTTTAACTAGTTATCACTCAGAAACACAACCTGGAGAAGTTAGAGGATTAGGGCTAGAAAATCCTATACATACCTTGGATACTTCAAATAGATTCGGTTTAATATCGGCATTTATAGCCAGACAGTTTAAGAGTTCTACAGGCCATAAGATGGATACTCCGCTAGGAACAGTAACTACAGTGGATAAATCAAGCTTAGTGACAGCTTTCTTAGTTAAATACTATGGAACTGATATAGGCCAAGCTATAGATACTCCATTACATACAATTACCACTAAGGATAGATTTGGACTTATAAAAATAAAAGGTGAGGATTATCAAATTGTTGATATTGGCATGAGAATGTTAGAACCTCATGAGTTATTCAAAGCTCAAGGCTTTCCTGAAGATTATATAATTGACCACGATTGTGAAGGTAAGCCTTATCCAAAGACCGCACAAGTTGCAAGATGTGGTAATGCTGTACCTCCACCTTTCGCAGAAGCTTTAGTAAGAGCCAATCTTCCAGAGTTGTGCGGCGAAAAGCTAAAAGAAGTAATTTAGAGGTGATCCAATGAAAGTAATGATCATGAAATGTTCTAAGGAAGGAGCCTGGTGGAAAAGTTCCATAGGTAAAATAATAGACGTGATCAAAGAGCTAGATGATGATTATTTGGTAAAGGTTAAAGATAAAAAGAGAGAAGGAAATCATATTCTAAAAGCTGACTGTGCGGTTATCGAGAGATAAATGAATATATGGCAAACTAATCAAAAGGGGTGAGGGAATGTGAAAGTAAGTAAAGAACTTAGTAATAGCGGTGGGTATTTTATATCTGTTGAGATTGGGCATAGAGGTAACAGAAGTTATTGGACATCACCACCTATCTATGGAGTTGATAATCATCATTATAGCTTTGAAGTTGAGTATCTAAAAGGAAGATACCCTATCATAAATACAAAGGTAAAAGCAAAACAATTTTCATCATTATATAAAAACTTATGGATAGAGGTAACGCCTTATCAGCTAGGCTTAATGCAGCATTGTATAGGAATTGGTAGGAAGAAAAAGCCGTACAGAAATCATTTCTTTACTCAAGAAACCGACAAGGATTGGAATGAGCTTGTTGAAAAAGGATTAGCAGCCAAGGGTACTAAACATCCAAACAATGATGAATTTATATACTTTTGGTTAAGTAAACAAGGGCTAGAATTTGTACTTAGAAAGTCTGTAAGTGATAAAGTTTATAACGAACTTTAAGGAGCTGATTAAGTGAAACAAATGTGGCAGCCTATACAGGTCTTAGGGATGAAAGAAACTGAAAAAGGGACAATCCTCCAGGTTTCCACCAAGGCTTCAAAGGAGGAAATATTAAGATATTCAAATGGTTGCTTAAAAGGTGAAATCAAGTTTGAAGATGGACGGTTAATTACAGCAGAGCAGCGTAGAAAGATATTCGCAACCATAAAAGATTTTTCACTATATACCGGATATGATGCTGAATATGCGCGGCACCTATTAACATTATCTTTCTGCTATGAGAACGGAATAGAACCTTTTAGCTTAGCAAATTGTTCGATAGAGATTGCCAGGGAGTATATAAGTTACTTAATAGGCTTCTGTATTGATAATGAAATACCTCTCTCAGAAACAGCTATAGAGCGCACTGATGACATAGGCAAGTATTTATACCTATGCATTAAAAAATCAATCTGTAGTGTTTGTGGTAAGCAAGGAGTTGTTTATAACTTAAGCAATGGTAATAGGATATCTCTCTGTAACCTGCACCATGACGAAGCTAAGTTAAAGGGATTGCAGGAGTTTGAATGGTTATATAAAGTATATGGATTAAAAATAAAATAATTTTAAATACATAGGGGGAAAAAAATGAGTAAATGTGTGGTCAAATTAACACTAGTTGAGCTATATGCAATAAAGCATGCTCTTATAAAGCAAGTAATCAAGAAAAACAATAGACTTGAGCAAATATGTACTGAAAGTATACCTGCAGATTGGGATTCAGAATTAGAAGAGGAATTCACTAAGCTAAATAAGGATATTGAACATGAGAGAGCGTTAGTTAATATGTTTGAGCGCGAGATAATATCATACAAGCAAGCTAAAAGAATTTAGAAAGGGTGAGGGGAACAAATGATATGAGGGAAGCAATATTATGGGTAACGGCAGCAACATCTTTATTAATAACTTTTCACTTGGATAAAAAGAAGAGAGAGGCGGAGAAGCAACTTAAAATTAAAAAATATAGATGTAAATACAATGAGCAAGTTGGATGCTTTGGGATGTGCTGCAATTTGTGCGACATAAGAAAAGAGTGCCAAAGGTGCTGTGGGGAAAATAATAAGTACTGCGGCGGATTAGTGGAGGAGGAATAGAATGAAGGATTACTTAAGAGATTATGCTACAGCAGCGTTCAGGTTTTATGCTAAGAATGGTATGTCAGCTGAGAAATATAAAGAAAATATATATAATCAAGCCATGGAAGATATGAAAAACAGAGAAATAAGAGTAAAAGATGGAATATCTAAGCCTACTGAAACTGCTATAACAAGAGCGGAAAACGCAGTAGATGAAAAGATAGCTGAACTTAAAGATATGGAAGCAGTTGAAAAGGTATTAGCAGAGCTTAAAGGAACTAGGAGAGTATACATAGTACAAGCTATAGAGATTGTTTACTTTAATAAGCCAGAGAAAGACATTGAGCTAGGAGATATACAAGATAGAGTAAACGTAGCAACTATAGCTATACCAGCAAGCCAAAGAAGCATTTATTACTGGTTAAGGCAAGCTAGAGAGTTATTTGCATATAACAGAGGGCTAAGAATTTAGAAAGTTTTAATTAAATAATAAACAGTTAGAATGAATACTTTTTTAGCATATTAATTTATTAAAGTTTAACCAACAATTTCATCAAAATATTTCCATTCATGATATAATGTCTATTAGAAATAAAAGTAAAGCCTAATGACGTTTTTAGGTATTTGGAGGAATAGTTTAATGATAAATCACGAAGCTGCTAATGGTGATAATCAATCATTTAGCAATGTATTCAAATCCAGTCATGTTATTTACAAAGATAATCATAGAAACTGGGGAGTAGCTTACTTAAATACACAAGCGTATAAGATTCTAAAAGATACAATTTTATTTACACAAGTTAAAGAGTTTATGAAAGAAACAGAACAATCCAAAAAAAACATTGGAACTGGTATTTATATTCCTACACCTATAATTACTACTTATGTTCACAATATAGTCTTGGAGAACTTAAAAGTTGCAGCCGCATTAGAAATTCACTTAAAAGCACGATTACTTAAAGAAGGCTATATATTGCAGTTAATTAATAAGGGAGAACGATATAATAGATTTAAGGAATTAAGAAAAAAACAAGAAACTCAGCCAATAAGTGTCGATGAATATTTTGATATTGATGATTATCACTTTGATGGAAATGTAAATAGATTGATTGGGTTATCAGAAAATAGCATAAACTTTGATAGAATACTAAATAAGGTTGGATATAGAGATGCTCTTAAAATAAGAGATAATAACATACTGCAAATTATAGATGATTATAGAAATCTAAGAAATCAAATCCATTTGCCTGATATCGGAGCTGAAATAGAATATAAATATAATGGTAGTGATAGAGTGAAAAAAATAATTGAATTTGTAAATATAGAAATAATTTGCTGTACAAATGATCTAATAAACAATCAAAATTTAAGATTTCGATTACTAGAAAAATTCAGTATTTAAATTACTATAAAGTGTTTGAAGCTAAATCTATACTGTAACATTGAAAACAAAATTTTGTAGTATTTGGGAATTATACTTAATAAAAGTTTGCAGTAACAAGGGTATGTCAAGTGATATAATGTATATAGTTGATAAGGCTGTGATTGCTGACAGGGACTACAAACTGTGTGGCAACAGTACAAGCATCCAGAAATGGGTGCTTTTTATTTAATAGAATATTCATATAGTATATATTGTTAGTTAATAGTTTATATTATATAATATAAATATAGAACACAAAATCCCAAATTAATAACCCCCCTTCACATAGCAGTTGGTTTCCCCTAACCAGCTGCTTTTTAATTTGCAAGAAAGGAAGTGTAATCAATGAATCAGCTATACAAAAAAGATGAATATATCATATTTCCTGTAGGAGGCAGCTATATAGTTTGTAATACAAGGAAGGTCTTTGAAAATGGACATACCCATGTGAAAAGGATTGATATTGGAAAATTACTTATAAGTTTGGTCATTGAAAAGAAGCTTCCTAAGAATCCACATTTAGTAGACAACCTTATAAGAATAGCTGATGATAAAAATTATATAGAGCAGCTTAAAGAGTTTAAGGAAACTATAGTCACAGATAAAGATATACAAGATTTCATGAGGCATGATAGCTTTATTAGAGTTAGAGGAGCTTTGAGGAGAAGGTAAAAAAGAGATAAATAATATTATCTCTTTTTATAATATATATTTAATTGTGTAGTCTATGGCTTTTTTATATAGCGCTGAAAACCAGCACTATAATGTTATTATGATAAGCAAAACCTGAGGATAAATAAAACAAACAGGTATTATTGACTGTTTGCCCGTATATATAAAATACGGTAAAAAATAAACCTCAGAATGGCTATCATTATAGCTATTAAAAGCCACAAACATCCACTCCTTATTATTCAATTTTACTGCATCTTTATTATAATAAAGAATGATATATTAAACAAATGTAATTAATGGAAAATTGTAGGAAGTAATATTTAATTATTTACTTTATTAAACTTAAATATTTCGACAATAGCAGGAAACCTCCCTTTGGTATAGAAGTTATTATGTAGGAGGGAGGTGAGTTGTAATGACTTATGAAACAGCAATTGATTATGTTAAAAATAAAGTTGACTCAATCTATAAAGTGGTAGATGTATTTGAGATTACTTTAGGTGAACAGACTATTAAAGTGAAAATACTAAATGGATTTAACGGTATATTTTACTACAGAAACAGTCATTGGTATCATGGTCCAGAACAAGCGGGCCCATACATATCATCTATAAATGGTTTTGATACCGAAGGTGAAGCTTTGCATGCAGCGGTAAGAGAACTAACATTCTTCTATAAACCGGAGCATGAAGGTGAAAACTGGATTGTAAATCAAAGATTTTAAGAGCTCTTAACAGGGCTCTTTTTTATGATATTGAATAAAATTATACTTCTTGTCCATAATAAAAATGGATAGGAGATGAAATGATGGAAAATGTAATTAAAATAAGAAAAGTTGAGCTTATGGCTAAAACTATTTTAATAGTAGCATTAACAGTGTTTTTTGTAATAGTTATGCTGCTACATTCTTTAGGGTTTGAACTAGTAATTAATATATTGATAAATCTTGCATCAAGCTTTCTAGGAATTAGTGGAGGATATTTTACAGCTACTATAATAGAGAAAAACAAAGAAATAGGTAAAGCTGTAAGAGTGAAAAATAATCTTTTGTCAGTAATTAAAACTGAAATTTACTATAATAAAACTATATTTTATGCGGATTATATAGATGAAAGGAATACGCAAGATTTTTTAGATCTAGACGATAAGCATGAATTTCAAACAAAAGAATGGGATATGTTCAAATTTAAGGTTTATACTGAAGGCATAGATATATTAAATAATGATGGGTTTGAACGTTTGACTGAGTTATATAAAATGTTCGAATTAATCAACTTGCATAAAAGGATAGAAATGTTAGTTACTGAAAAAAATAAAAATGAGATACTTAATTATATCTACAATAATATAGAAGAAATAGAATCTCATTTGAGGGCCGAATAGGCTCTTTTTATATTCCAACAAAATTAATAACCAACTAGGGCAGGTGAGGTGATAGTGGGAAGACAGAGGAGTCCTGATAGAGATAAAGCAAAACAAATGTATATAGATTCTAATAAAACTTCGCTATGCAAAGATATTGCCAAGGAACTTAGAGTATCTGAAAGCCAGATAAGAAACTGGAAAGCAAAAGATGATTGGGATAATAAAAATAAAATTGCGCAACCCAAAAAGAATAATTGCGTAACTAATAAAAAAAATGATACTAAAAGTTTAAAGAAAGAGCCTAAGCATTCAGCAGTTACTGATTTAGAAAAAGCAGAAATGACTGATAAGCAAAGGCTCTTTTGTATTTATTATATAAAATACTTTAATGCTACTAAAGCTTATTTAAAGGCTTATGATTGCGATTATAATACAGCGATGGTAAATGGATGTAAACTGCTAATAAACACTAAGGTTAAAGATACAATTACAATCCTTAAAGCAGATAAGCTTAAAGGAGCTATGCTTGAGCCTGGAGATGTGCTTCAAAAGTATATAGATATAGCCTTTGCAGATATATCGGACTTTGTAGTATTTGGACAAGAAGAAGTTGAAGTTATGGGTCCATTTGGCCCTGTAGTAGATAAAGATGGTGAAAAAGTAACTAAGATGGTCAATAGTGTTAAGTTTAGATCCTGGACAAATGTAGATGGAACTTTAATAAGCGAAATCGGTCAAGGTAAAGATGGAGCTAAACTAAAGCTATACGATAAAATGAAAGCCTTAGATTGGCTTGCTAATCATATGGATTTACTTGATACCTATACTAAAGAAAAGCTTGAAATTGAAAAGCAGAAACTTGCAATAGTTAAAATTAAAGCTGGGGATGGAGAAGAGGAAGAGGTTGAGGATGATGGTTTCATAGAAGCTCTCAAGGGTGAAGTGGCAGAGGTGTGGTCAGATGAAGAAAATAATAAATAGGATTAAGAAAACACTATTTAAGTTTAGTCCATTCTCTGTAAAGCAAAAGAAAGTCCTTACCTGGTGGCTGCCCAACTCTCCTGTAAAAGATAAAGATGGAATAATAGCTGATGGATCCATAAGAAGTGGTAAAACTTTATCTATGTCATTGTCCTTTGTAATGTGGGCCATGGAGACATTTGATACAAAGAACTTTGGTATGTGTGGTAAAACAATAGGTTCATTTAGGCGTAACGTATTATTTTGGCTAAAACTGATGCTTAAAGCGAGAAAGTACAAGGTACAGGACTTAAGGGCTGACAACTTAGTTATAGTAACTAAGAAGGGTAAAACTAATTACTTTTATATCTTCGGCGGTAAGGATGAGAGGTCTCAAGACTTAATCCAAGGTATTACACTCGCAGGTATATTCTTCGATGAAGTTGCTCTAATGCCTGAAAGCTTTGTTAATCAAGCAACAGGGCGTTGCTCAGTTGAAGGCTCTAAATACTGGTTTAATTGTAATCCTGATGGACCGTATCATTGGTTTAAACTGACTTGGATAGATAAAATTAAAGAAAAAAATATCTTGTATCTTCACTTTACTATGGATGATAATTTATCACTTAGTGAAGCAATAAAAGAAAGATATAGAAAAATGTATTCAGGTGTATTCTTTAAACGCTATATCTTAGGTCTTTGGGTAATGGCAGAGGGTATCATATATGATATGTTTCAAGAAGCTGTCCATAGAGTTAATACTATGTTTAGGCAGTATACTGAGTATTATGTAAGTATTGACTATGGAACTCAAAATGCAACTGTATTTATTCTTTGGGGTAAGTATGAAAATAAATGGTATGCAATAAAAGAATATTACTATAGTGGTAGAGAAGAAGTAAAACAAAAGACTGATAATAAATACTACGAGGATTTAGAAAAGTTTTTAGGGAATATCATTCCTAAAGCAATAATAATCGATCCAAGTGCAGCTTCATTCATTGCTTTAATAAGAGAGAAAGATAAATATGAGGTACGCAAAGCAAACAATGACGTTGAGGACGGAATAAGAAATGTAAGTACAGCTTTAAGCCTTGAAGTAATACTTTTTAATGACTGTTGCGAAATGACCTTTAGAGAGTTTTTCTCATATATATGGGATGAAAAAGCAAGCAAAATTGGCAATGATAAGCCTATAAAAGAAAACGATCATGCCATGGATGCTATAAGATACTTCGTAAATACAATACTTAAAAATAAGCTGCAGCCTTATAGTGATGAAATTTACAATAAAGGAAAAGGCGTTATTAAACCTACAAATCCTTATACTAAGAAAGGAGGTCATGTATTCTAATGGCTGATGTAAGAGAAATACTTTTAAATCTTCCAGATGTGGAGAAAAAAGAACGAAAAAGAGTAAGAGCTGATTATTATTTTTATAAAGGCAAGAGCGCTGATTTAGAGTTGGCTAAGCAAGACAAAGCATTAACAGGTCAGAGCTGGGATGTTAATGACAATGTTGATTATACACCAACTCAAGATATAAGAAACAAAGTTAAACCACTGCTTAAGAAGCAAGCTAGGTTCATGTTTGGTAATGAGCCTTTTATTAATTTTAAGCCTGATAATTTAAAAAATGACAAAGATAACTGTGAAGCACTAAGACGTTTCATTGATGATGTACTACAAAGCAATAAGTTTTGGAATAACACTAGAAAAGCTTTCTTGATGAGTACGATTAAAAAAAGAGTATTGCTAAGAGCTGAAGCTAATCCAGGTATGCCTATAGTTATTAAGTATGAAAACATTGAGGACTTTTATTATAAGGAGCAAAACGGAGCTTTACTTGAAGCTAAGTTCTTTGAAGAAGATGAGGGCAATGCATTTGTAGAAGCAGACAAAGATAAGGTCTACTACATTCATACATACTATTATGATAAGCCTAGTGAGTCAGCAAATGTAGAAGCTTACTATAAAAAGCAAGCATACAAAGGTGATGACCTTAATACACCTATTGAAGAAACTAAGCAACAAACTGGATTCTATAAAATACCTTGTTGGTTAATAAAGAATGGTGGGGAGCTTGGGGACGAGTTCGGCGAAAGTGATGTAAATGAATTAAGGGAGCCACAAAACTTATATAACAAGAAAAATTCAGACTTTGCAGATGCCTTAAAGTTTCAAATGTTTGGAGCAGAAAGTATCATCGATGGACATCCAGAAGATGTGAATAAGCTTTCTATAGCGCCTAATGCTGTACATGCTATAAGAACAGATAATAAGGCTGCAGATAATGGTAAGCAAGCTGTTCACAATAGGTTAGAATATAACTTTGGCAGTGCAGAAGCTATTAATACTTATTTAGATAGAATAGACCATGATATGAAAGATATACTTGATATGCCTAATATAAAAGACTTAACAAATATACCAAGTGCCAAGGCTATGAAGTATATGTACAATGACCTAATAAGTCGCTGTGAAGAAAAATGGAATGATTGGGAGCCTGTGCTTAAAGAGTTAATAAACTTTATTATCCAAGCAGCTCCATATAGCTATAAAGGATTGTTTAAAAATGAATGGTCCAACTTAGAGTATACCATGTTGTTTTCTCATAACTATCCATTGCCAGCTGATGAAGAAGATAAGAAGAAAATAGCCCTGGAAGAGATAGTTACAAAAGTTAGGTCTATTCGTAGCTATATTAAAGAGTTCACTGATGAAGAAGATGCAGAAAAAACATTAAATGAAATTCTTGAAGAAATAACTCTTATAGCTTCCGCTGAATCCGAGCAGCCACAACTTAGCGACCCAAATAAAGGTGGTACAAATGAATAATGAGTATCTTAAATTAGTCCATGAAGCTTTAAATGATAAAATACAGCTTGCTCAAGGTAATGGAAAGTTATTAAAAAAACTATATGAAGAGGTTGCAGAGGATTTAATTAAGGCTGCAGGTAAGTCTAAGGGCTTCAACAAAGCTTGGCTAAATGATTATTCTAAGGTTGTTATGATTAGATTGAAAGAGCTTGAAAGTAATATTTATAGTCTTAATGAGGATTCTTTAAAATCAAGTTCACAAATTGCGGCAGCTGTACAGTCTACATTCTTTGAATATATAGAGGAAAAGTTTCAATTAGATATCCCAAAAGAACTATATAAATCTATTTATTCTGTACCTGAAGATGTAGTTTTAAAGCTAATAAGCGGTAATTTATATAAAGATGGCAAAGGGTTAGCAAGCAGAATATGGAGTTCTACTAATAAAATGAATAGGGATATAAATTATGTATTAGCTAAAGGAATAGCAAATCAGAAACCATATTTAGAAATAATTAAAGACTTGGAAAAGTATGTAGATCCTACAGCTAAGAAGCCTTGGAACTGGAAAACCGTTTATCCAGGTGTGAATAAGCAAGTTGATTATAATGCTCAGAGAGTATTAAGAACAGGAATGAATCATGCTTTCTATTTAAGCACTATGGAAAGCAATAAAAGGAACCCTTATGTGGATTCAGTACATTGGGAACTCTCAGGGCAGCATTATGAAAGACAAGTTAAAAGATTTGGACGTGATGAATGCGACGATTATTCAGAGCAAGATAGATATGGACTAGGCACTGGTAATTTTCCAAAGGATGATGTTCCAATTCCTCATGTTCAATGCATGTGCTCTCAATATGGTGTAGTACCAAAGAGTATGGATGACATAGGAAAGGAATTAGGCGACTGGCTGGCAGGTGGAAGCAATAAAATGTTAGATGAATGGTATGCAAGTGTAGCATAGAAAGGATGTATCATGGGAAATCAAAAATTAATCTGTGATAAATGTAAAAGAGAAATAAAGCTAAAACAAAAACACACTAAGATAGTTAAAGTAGAGGGCGACATCGAAAGAATGTATTTCAAATGTCCTCACTGTAATACTAAATATACCATTTCCTATACAGATGTTGAGTTTAGAGAAAACATAGAAAAGATAAAACTTATTATGTTCGAGCTCTCAGATAAAACTCTTTCTGAAGAAAAAGTTAAGGAATTAGTAAAAGCTCGAGATAGACTAATTGCTAAAAATAAAGAGATTTCTCAAGGATATAGGAAGAAATATGAGGGCGAGGTGTAGAGCAGCTTATGAAACCAATTAAAACTAATACATCTAACTGTATTCTTAAAGCTCTAGAACAAAAGATAAGAAACCCATCAAACAAAATTTATATAGTTATTCCAAAGGATAAAACTGAGAGAGGAATTCCACATTTTATATGGAAAATAAAGAATGGTGAATATTATCATTTTACATTTGAACATAAAAGAAAAATGAATAAATGGTATAAGTTTGTTTTGTTCAAAGGATATATAGAAAAATTCCCTTTACAGTTTCTAAAGCAGGTGACTATTAAAAAAGTTATCTAAGACATAGAGATATGTCTTTTTATTTTATTCAAAAACCGTCTTTTTAAGCTTTGAGGTAGACGTAAAAGAAAAGAAGCACTCGTTAATGTCGAGGACGAACCGCGTTAAAAGCGTATTAAGGAGGATTTTATATTATGCCAAATTTAAAAGAAATCATAGGTGAAGAAGCCTTCAAAGCTCTTCCAGAGGAAACAAGAAATAAGTACAAGGAAACAGACTTTGTTAATAGTGCTGACTATGTTCCAAAAGATCGTTTCTCACAGGTTACGACTGAGAAGAATGATTATAAGCAGCAATTAGCAGACAGAGATAAACAGCTTACAGATTTACAAGGTAAAGTTAAAGACAATGAAGTTTTAACTAAAGAAATCGAAAATCTTAAAACATCTAACTCAACAACTGCGGCTGACTATGAAAAGAAGCTTCAGCAAATTCAATATGATGTAGCATTAAGCAATGCTCTAAAGGATAGTAAAGCAAAAGATATAAACCTTATAAAGGCTTTACTTGATAAAGATAAGCTTAAAGTAAATGGTGAGGAAATTATCGGTCTTAAGGAACAATTAGAGACTATTAAAAAGGACAGAGATTACTTATTTGAAAAAGAAGTACCTGGAACAGGATCATTTAGCACAGGGGGCAAAGGTAATGCTGGAGGCGGCCAAGAGTTAAGCCTAGGAGAAAAGCTTGCAAAAAGTAAATCAGATCAAGCTAAGACAAGTGAATCAATAGATAAATTTTTTAGTAAATAGGAGGAATAATGTATGAGACAAAGTTCAAGAAGCTTATCCGGTGAGCAAAAAAATATATTAGCATATGGACAACATTTCTTAAATGTAAATGTTAAGGTAGTTAAAACAGATGCTACATTAGTTGGCGGTATTCTACCTGTAGGAACAATAGTTGATAATGCAGGTAAGAGTGTTAATACTGCACCATTAGGGGCTACTGCATTTGGAGTTGTGTATGAAGATGTTGACTTCAATAACTCAAAAGGAACTGAGGTTGTACCAGTAACTATACATGGTTTTATAAAGACAAGTGAGTTACCTGCAGCTCCAGTAGCAGAAGCTAAAGCAGCATTAAAAATGATCCAATTTATTTAATTTTAAGGAGGAATAACATATGAATTTACAAGATTTTATAAGCGCAAAAGAAATAGCACTATATATTCAGAACTTACCACCAAAAACTGCAATTGACCAAGCCTTATTTCCTAACACAAAGCAATGGGGAACAGAAATAGAGCTTGCTAAAGGTTCAAGACAAAGGCCTGTAGCTTTAAAAATGTCTACTTTTGATGTAGCTGTTAAGCCTAGAGCTTTAAAGGCTGATTTAAAGATTGATAAAAAGGAACTTCCATTCTTCAAGGAATCTGTACTTATCAAGGAAAAAGATAGGCAGCTTTTAATGATGGCTCTTCAGGCTAATAATCAGAACTTAGTAGAGCAAATAGTTTCCCAAGTTTATGAAAACTATCAATCCTTAGTAGATGGCGCTGGAGTACAAGCTACTAGAATGAGAGCTCAATTAATCCAAAAGGGTGTAATTAACATTGTTACTGTCGATGGTGACATAGTAGTTGACTATGATGTTCCAGCAGCACATAAAGAAACTCTATTAACTACTGCAAGATGGTCTGACCCATCATCTGATGTAGTGGGGGATATCCAAAGATGGCAAGGTGTATTAACTGATGAGGGTTATGCTGCACCAAGCAGAATGTTGCTTACTAAGACTACCTTTGGCTATATCTCACAGAATACTGCTATCCTTAATGAGTTAAAGGCTCGTAACTTGGGAGAAGTTATAGTAACCAGCCAAGACATAATAGCTTATTTAAACAGAAAACTAGGAATATCTGTAGGTATACTAAATGGTACTTTCATAGCTGAGGATGGTTCCACTATGAATTACTATGAAGATGACTATGTAACTTTAATTCCAGATGGAGCTCTTGGAAAAACTGTTTATGGAACTACTCCTGAGGAAGCAGATAAGGTATATGGCACCGGTAAGCTTGATACTCAAATAGTTAACACTGGTGTTGCAATTACTACTATGCTTAAAGAGGATCCTGTTACAGTAGAAACAAAAGTATCACAATTAGTTCTACCAAGCTTTGATAGAGCTGATGAGTGCTTCTTTGCTATAGTGGCTTAACAATGGAGTGGAGTTATTCTCCACTCTAAATTTATTTAAAGAAAGGAATGAGGTAAATGGCTAAAGAAAAAAGAACTATTAAAGTAAAAGCTAAGGTCAATTTAAAATATGATAAAGATGTGATTAAGATTGGCCAGGAGTTTTTAGTTAGAAAGTCAGATGTTGAAGATATTGAAACTTATATAGAGGTTTTAGGAGAAGTCAAAGATGAAAAGGATCCAGACAAAGGTGGTAATTCCGATGATGAGAAAAAGGCTGGAGAGTAGGTGAGTTAATTGGATGATTTAACTCACCTAAAATTATTAATACAGGAAAAGAAATATCCATATTTTACTGATGAAGAGTTGATAGGATTCTTATCAATAAATACTGGCAATGTTAAAGTAACTGCCTCAAAGTTATGTCTTATGAAAGCAGATATGGAAAAGAGCATTAAAGTAGGACCAATTACTATAGAAAATCCTAGTCCTGAGTATTGGACTAATCTCTCCAACCAATATTTATCAGAATCGCCAATAGAAAACACTTCAAATGGATATTACAATACCTCTATGAAAAGAGCTGATGAGTAATGCTTAGTAAACAAAGATTAAGACATGCTGTGATTAAAGGTATATCTCAAATGCCTAGTGAAGTTGTAGTTTATAGAGAAGTCTTGAATAGTTATAAAGAGCCTGAGGATGAACCTATTTTAATAGCAAATCTAACTGGCTTATTATATGAAAAAGAAAGAGCCATAAACCTCTTATTACAAGATAAAGGGGAAACGCTTGATAAATATTCAACACGGTTTTTAGTTGACTATAACGAAGAATCGATGAAGGTACAAACTAATGATATTTTAAGTATTGGTGATAAAAAGTATAAAGTTATTTACCCAGGAGAGAATTTTGAAATTTACTATGATATGGTGGTGGAGTTAGATGGGTAGCTTAAGCTTTAATATAAATGATGTATTAAAGAAAATGAATATTATAAATAATAAAGTAGAAAAAGCTACTCAACTTTATGCTGAATCTGCAGCCAAGAAAATGGAAGCTGACATGAAGAAAAAAGCACCTTGGACTGATAAAACAACATTAACTAGACAAGGATTGAATGCAAGGGTATTTAGGACAACAACTGGCAAGGAAATAAGACTTTCAAGCCCTACAAATCAATTCAAGTACTTAGAATTAGCAAATGAAAAAAAGTATGCTATAGCATGGCCTACGGTTCAAAGATGGAGCGGCGAAGTATTGAGTGGATGGGCTAGTATGATATCAAGAATAAGGTGATAAAATGATAAGAGTATATGAGTTTCTACAATCAAAAGGAATTGATGTTTATTTTATAGGTCAACATCAAGGGGAATGTAAGGCACCATATGTAGTTTTAAAAGATGATAATACAACTGGGCATAATGGTTCTAATAAGATCGGCTCACAAGTTGTAGATATCATTTTTTTTATGCCTCAAAATCAATTTACAAAAACAAAAAGCTTTAAAAGTGAAATAAAAACATATTTGAAAGAATTAAACTTTTTAAGGTATACAGGCATTGAAACTGGGACTGTTACAGATGATGAAAAGAAAGCTTTAACATTTAGTGTGTTATATCAAATACAAAAAGAATTGGAGGGTTAAATATGCCACTATTAGAAGGAAAACCAATAGTTAATATAAAAAAGGTTGAAATTATAACAGAAGAAACTACTCCTCAAACATTTACCTGGGATACTGCATCAGAATGTGAGCAATCTCCGGATATATCTGAGGGAGAAGAAACCATTTTAAGAGTGAAAGACACTATATATGCTAGTGATAGAACTGAGGATATAGTGTACGGCACTACTCTTACATTTTCAGATAATCTATTCCATCCTGAAGTAATTGAGGTTATTGATGGAGGTACATTAGTAAAGGATGTCGGTGATATTATTACAGGTTATGATGCACCGGTTATAGGTACTCCTGTTAATAGAAAGAAATTCACACTAAATATTTATACTGAAGAAAAGGATGCAGATGGTGAAGTTGTAGGTTATGTTAAATTCTCATATCCACATTGTAAAGGAAAACCATTTAAGGCTAGCGTGAAAGATGGAGAATTCTTTGCGCCGGAGTATTCCTGCGTAAGTAGACCTAAAAAAGGCGAAAAGCCTTACGGTATTAGTTTTCTAACAGAATTAGTTTAGTAGAAAGGATGTAAATATATGAACATTACAAGCGTTGAACAATTAAAAGATATGGCAAAAGGGCAAATAGTTGAGTTGCCAAGCTTCGGAGATGGAGAGCCTTTTGTATGTAGAGTTAGAAGAGCCAGCTTATTGGGTTTAGCTGTTAAAGGCACCATTCCAAATCCTTTGTTAGTTGCTGCGAATCAATTATTTTTCGGTAAGAGCTCTAATAAACAAGAAGTTGATTTTAAAGAAACTGGAAAGGTGTTTGAAATTGTAGCTAAAGACTGCCTAATAGAGCCAACCTGTGAACAAATAGAAGAAGCAGGGTTAACATTAACTGATGATCAAATAGTAGCCCTTTTCAATTTCTCACAACAAGGCATAAGAGCCTTGGACCCCTTTCGTACAAAGCAAGGAGATACTGAGAATAATCAGAATCAGCCAAAAGTATAGGCAAAGACCTAGCGAGGTAATGGATATAGATGATCCATATCTCGCTTTTTGCTTTGATGAAGCTGTGGAATTAATCCTATCACAGCAGTATGTAGATGAAAAAGGCAAGAATAAGTGGAGAAACAGGCCTAAATGGAAAGAAACAACAGATAAGAATTGTACTCAAAATAATAATAGTGAGCTAATAGCTGAAATGCAAAAAGAGTTAAAAAAGCAAATGTAAGGAGGTGGGAAAATGATAAGTGCTGGAGAAGCTGTAGCGGTATTGTCATTAAATACTTCACCCTTTACAGCTAGCATAAAATCAGCTGGTCAAGACTTAAAAAGATTTGTTGATGGAACTCAAACAGAAGAAAAAAGAATTAAAGCTTTAGGGTCAGCTATAAATGGTGTTGGGTCCTCTTTAACTAAAGGATTTACAGTACCTATGGCAGGTGCAGGAGCAATAGCTACTAAAGTATTTATGGACTTTGAAGCTCAAATGAGCAGAGTTAAAGCTATATCAGGAGCAGCTGGAGAAGATTTTAAAAAACTTAATAATGAAGCGAAAAGACTAGGTGCTCAAACGGCATTTAGTGCCAAAGAAGCAGCTAATGGTATGGAGAACTTAGCAAGTGCAGGTTTTAGTGTTACTGAAATAATGGATGCTATGCCTGGTATGTTAGATTTGGCAGCAAGTGGAGGCACAGATTTAGCAGTTGCAGCAGATATAGCAGCTTCTACATTAAGAGGATTCGGTCTTGAAGCTAAAGAAGCAGCTCATGTATCAGATGTATTGGCTAAGGCTGCCGCAGATACGAATGCAGGAATAGAAGATACTGGCGAGGCTATGAAATATGTAGCACCAGTTGCTAGAGCAATGGGATTGAGTTTAGAAGAAGTAACTGCAGCTATAGGAGAAATGTCTAATGCAGGAATTAAAGGTGGCCAAGCTGGAACTGCGCTAAGAGCATCATTAACACGACTCGCAAATCCTACAGATGAAGCATCAAAGCTAATGAAAAAGTTAGGATTTGATGCGTATAATTCTTCAGGCAACATGTTACCATTAAAAGATATAATAGCTAATCTTGAAAAGTCTATGAACAAATTAACAGATGAGCAAAAACAACAAGCTATAGCAACAATATTTGGACAAGAAGCTATGTCTGGAATGTTAACTCTTGTCCAAGCTGGACCACAAGAATTGGACAAGTTAACACAAAGCTTTAAAAATTCAGATGGTGCAGCTAAAAAGATGGCCGACACAATGAAAGATAATCTAAAAGGTCAGTGGGACAATTTAACTGGAGCTGCAGAAGGCGCAGCTATTGCAGTTGGCGAAAGACTAGCTCCAATGTTAGGCAAATTAGCTGAAAAAGTTAATGAGGCAGTAGACTGGTTTAATAATTTATCAGATACCCAAAAGGACCAAATAGTTAAGATTGGGTTAATGGTGGCGGCGGCTGGACCCTTATTGGTTATAGGTGGGAAAATGATAGGAATTATAGGTTCTTTAGTAGGTGGGGTTAGTAAACTTACTACAGGATTTAAGCTATTAACGACGACTACATCAGCAGTAAAAACAGTTGCTATAGTTGCGCAAGGTGCCTTAGGTGCTACAAGTGTTGCAGCTAGCACTGCCGGAGCTTCAGCAGTAGCTGGTGCAACTGGTCTTGGAGGATTAGCTAGCAGTCTAGGTGGAGTTGTTGTAGCAGCAGCGCCATTTTTATTAGCAGGTGCAGCAGTAGCAGGTATCGGATATGCTGTTTATAAAGGTATGACAACAGAAGCAGTACCAGCGATTGACTTATTTGCAGATAAAGTAGAATCTACTGCAGCGGTGGTAACTGATGCTAATGGTGAAATGGTAGTATCAACTGAGACGAGTGTTACTAAGATAAGTGATAGCACTCAAAAGGCTGTAGGAGCATACATATCACTTGATAAAGATGCTACAGGGGCTTTACAGTCCTTGCAGTTAAACAGCACTACAATAACAACAGATATAGCAACCCAATTATCTACGACCTTTGCAAATATGGGAGAACAAATTAAAACAGGACTTAAAGCAGACTTTGATGACCAATATACAATAATGCAAGAGTTTTATACTAACTCTAAGGCATTGAGTGAGGAAGAGGAAGCTAAAACATTAAAAAACTTGCAAGATAATTATAATTTTCAAAAGGAAATTGTAGATGGTGGCACTAAAGAAATTAACGAAATAGTTAAAAAAGCCTCAGATGAGAAAAGACAGCTTACTGATGAAGAAGCAAGGATAATTGCTAACATCCAAAACAATATGAAAACTCAAGCTATAAAAACCTTATCTGAAAACGAGGTTGAAGCTCAAATTATACTCCAGAGAATGAAAGACTATGATACAAGAATTACAGCAGAGCAATCTGCTGAACATATCAAACAGCTTAATGATAGTAAGGATAAGGCTATTATGGCAGCTAATGAAGAATATGAAAAAAGAATAGCTACAATAACTAAACTAAGAGATGAAAGTGGAACAATTAGCGCTGAACAAGCTGATAAACTAATAGCAGAAGCCACAAGACAGAAAGACGGTATAATTGAAAAAGCTGAAGAAACTAGGCTTGGGGCAATAGATAAGATGAGGGAAATGAACAGTGATTTAGATCAACAGGTTGATACCAGCAGTGGTGAAATACTTACTTCATGGGATAAGTTGAAAAGATGGTGGTCAGGTTGGAAACCTGAGACGAAGTCTTTTCAATACCAGGTCACCGCAAATAAATCTCAAATGGATTCAGGACTTGGATATGCTACAGGTACTTATTCAGCAGGAAGTGGATTACACTGGGTAGGTGAAAGAGGTCCAGAGTTGATGGAGCTTAAGGGTGGAGAGAGAATTTATAATGCAGCTGAAAGTAGTAGAATTGCTAATTCAATGACATCAGCAAGCTCCAATTTAAACAACGATGGTATCGAAAAATTATTAGAAAAGGTTAGTAAGATTCTAGAGAATACTAAGAATACTGGTAGTGAGGTAAATGTAACTCAGCATATTTATTCAACAATACCTAGTCCAAGTGATATAGCGAGACAGACTAAAAGTAATTTGCAACAATTGGCATTAAATTGGTGAGGTGAGATATTTGCAAGAAAAATTAATTTATACGAATGAAAAAGGTTTAAGTGTAGAAATATCTCACTCAAGCCTTTTTTTTCTTAAAAAGGTCGACGGCTTGGCTGCCATTAAAAATATAATATATACTTCTAAGGGTGTTATGCAAGATGGCGTAATGGCTACAGGACAAAGCTTAGACATGAGAGATATCTCAATTGAAGGTAGTATTAATTCTACAGAACAAGAAGAGACACTGAAGCATAGACAAGAACTAATAAAAGTATTTAATCCAAAGCTCAAGGGGACTTTAAGATATGAATTCGGGGATTTTATCAAAGAAATTGATTGTAAGATTGAAATAGCACCAACATTACCATATACGGATGCAACATTTAAGAATTTCTTAATACAATTAATATGCCCTAATCCTTATTGGAAAGATGCTGCTGAATCTAAGGAGGAAATAGCGTTATGGAAAGGTGTTTTTGAATTTGATTTAGAGCTTTTCCAGGAGGGTATAGAAATGGGTCATAGAGAGCCAAGTCTTATAGTTAACGTACTTAATAATGGTCACGTTGCCTGTGGAATGAAGATTGAATTCAAAGCTCTTGCTACAGTAGTTAATCCTTCAATTTTAAATGTAAATACTGAAGAATATATAAAAATAAATAAAACCATGGTTGCTGGTGAAGTACTAAATATATCAACTTCTTATGGAAAAAAGAAAGTAGAAAATGTCTTAAATGGAGTAACTAGTAATGCATTTAATTATATAGATTTCCAGAGTACATTCCTGCAGTTAGATCCAGGCGACAATCTCTTAAGATATAATGCAGATACTGGTATTGATAACTTAGAAGTGAGCATATATTATGCTCCTCAATACTTGGGGGTGTAGACTATGGAACTTTATATATTCGATAGAGAACTTAATTTTAAAGGTGTTTTAGATACCTTTTTTTCTTTTAGATGGGTAAGAAGATATTATAAAAGTGGCGAGTTTGAGCTGCAATGCACAGTAACTCCTGAAAGCTTAGGTTTATTACAAAGAGAAAATATAATCTTTAAAAAGGGTGACAATGAAGCTGGTTATATAGAATATAGAAATTTGAAGCAAGACAAAGAAGGAAAGGAAGTATTAGTTTTAAAAGGTAAGTTTCTTACTGGATATCTAAATAGGCGTATTATTTGGGGTGCTGAAATATTAAATACTACCACTGAAAATGCCATGAGAACACTTGTAAATAATAATTGCATTAATCCTGTAGACCTTAACAGAGTAATAAATAATCTTATTCTAGGCAGTTTAAACAATTTTACTCCTGCAGTAAACTACCAAGTATCTTATAAAAATCTAGCAGATGAACTTGAGAATCTAAGCAATATAAGTGATTTAAGTCATAGAATTAACTTTGACATTGCTAATAGAAAACTAGTCTTTGATGTATATGAGGGACTAGATAGAAGTATAAATCAAAGTATTAATCCAAGAGCAATATTTAGCAAAGAATTTGAAAATATATTAGAGCAAGAGTTTACAGATAGCCTTAATAATTATAAAAACTTAGCACTTATAGGCGGAATTGGAGAGGACGCTGCAAGAAAACTAGTAACTATAGGGAATAGTGCAGGACTAGATAGATTTGAAACATTTGTAGACCAAAAAAGCTTATCTAATAAAGTTGATGGAGTAGTTATGAGTGATACCGAGTATACTAATCTATTAATTGAAAAGGGTAATGGAACATTAGCTGAAACTAAGGAAATACAAACTTTTGATAACAAGATTAATATTAATTCTAATTTAGTTTATAAAACTGATTTTGATCTAGGAGATATTGTTACTTGTACATCTAAAAGGTGGGGCATTACTTTAAATACAAGAATTACTGAAGTTGAAGAAGTTTATGAAGAGCAAGGTCAACGGATTAATATAATATTTGGTAATAATATTCCTACCTTAATAGATAAGATCAAGAGCATGTCAAAACAGCAATCTGGTGCCGGTGGTATTAGTACGACAACAAGTGCTGAGATAACTGTAATTGATGGTGGAAGTTTTGTATAGAAAGGATGTGATAACTTGGAAAAATCGAGTTTCTTTAACTCTGTGAATGGCGATAGGAAATATAAAGCTTCTGATTTTGCAGAGTATTTTAATTCATTACTTACGAATGGTGTATTCCCCAATCCAAACACCAATTTACAGGTATTAAGTAATAATAATATGACCGTTACTCTTAAGGTGGGAAAGGCTTGGATTAACGGTTATATTTATTTCAATACAGATGATTTAATCTTACCTATAGAAGTTGCTGACGGTGTGCTTAATAGAATAGATAGATTAGTACTTAAGATGGATACAGTAAATAGAAATATAACGGCTAAAATCAAAAAAGGCGCTTTCGCTAGTACCCCAGTTGCTCCTAGCTTGCAACGTGATGCAGATGGATATGAACTTGGAATTGCAGATATCTATATAGGAAAAGGTGTTGTAAGCATATTACAGGCTAATATTACTGATTTAAAGCTTAACACGACTTATTGTGGCATAGTTGGGAGTTTAATTCAGCCAGATACAACTGCAATATTTAATCAATACCAGGATTGGTTTAATACAAAGTCTGGCCAGTATCAAACTAATTTAGATGCTATGGAATCACAGTTTCAAAGCGATTTTAACACTTGGTTTGCTTCAGCGCAAAATACTTTAAATGGAGATATTGCTGGCAATTTACTTACTCTAATCAATGCAATACCTAAAATTTATGAAGGAGCAACCGAACCTACAGGAATAACTAGTATAGATTATTGGAACAAAGAAATTTAAGGGAAGGTGAGCTAGTTGTCTCAAACAATTCAAATTAAAAGAGGTCTTAAAGTTAATTTACCAACATTAGCATCAGGAGAAATGGGATTTTGTACAGATACAAAAGAAGTTTATGTAGGTGATGGTACATCAAATATTTTAGTTGGAAGGGTTATGATAGGTACCTATGCATCAAGGCCAAATGCAGGTGTACCAGGTAGGCTTTATTACGTCAATAGTGGCGCAAACATAGGTTATATTTACTTAGATGATGGCAGCGCATGGCAAAGAGCAAATGCGGTATCATTAGGCGATTTATCTGGTAACCTTGATAATATAACTGATGGCACAACATACGGTAAAGTTAAAAATACCGAACTTTACAATGGTCAGGTAAAGCAAATTAGTGATGGTACGAATACTGTTACAGCAAGTGAAGGTAAGACACATATTAACGATGTTGCAAAGCATAGAACGATTAATGATTCGGGAGGCGCAGTAACAGACCTTTGGTCAGCTCAAAAGATAGCAAATGAAATTGCTCTAGCAAAAAAAGGGATTGAATATCAGGATTCGGTAAAAGATAAAGACTTGCTAACGCCTCCAGCTTCACCGACTACTGGGGATAGATATATTATTGCTACAGGCACTGCAACAGGCACATGGGTAGGCAAAAATACACAAATAGCAGAATGGAATGGTAGTGCATGGGTATTTTATGCTCCTGCAGAAGGTTGGACATGTTTTATAGATGATGAAGATAAACAATACTCATTCAATGGTACAGCTTGGGTTAGGACTGGTGGGGCTCTTCAAACAGTTACTGCAGGTGCAGGACTTACAGGTGGGGGACAGGCTGACACTGTAACTCTTAATATTGGTGTAGGTAATGGAATTACTGTTAATGCAGATGATATAACTGTAAAAGCTTACAAAGGCATTACAGTAGATGCTAATGGTGTTGCTGTAAATATAGATAATGCAAGTATTATATATGATAGTGCTAATGGAAATAGATTAATGGTAGCAACAGTTGATGGTGGTACCTTCTAAGGAGGGTCATTATGGCAAAGATTAAGATAAAACGTGGCCCAGAAGCAAATTTAAATAGCATAACTCTTGATGATGGCGAGTTAGTATTAGCAACTGATACTAAAAATTTATATGTTGGCGTATCAGGACAAAAGATTTTGTTAGTCAATACATCTACAAACGGAGATATGCAAAAAAACATATATGATACTGATAATGATGGAATAGTTGACCAGGCTGAAAAAGTAGACTGGTCTGGTGTGCTGAATAAACCTGTAACAACACTAAGTGTAACTGAACCAAGTTCAACAAATGCTGGAGACTCCTGGGAAAAAATATTATAGAGGAGATGATTTTATGCCAGATACAGAAGTAAATATAGAAATGCGAAAAAGAAATTCCACAAATGATGGATGGATTATTAGATATCCTGTAACTAAAGCAGCTAATGTAAAGACTGCTGGTGGAAGTGACGTTGAAACGACGTTGGCTGCTATTGTGAAAGTAAAGAGCAATGTAACCATACTATCTACAGGATGGGTAAATAATATAAGCACACTAGGATATTGGACTTACGATTATAATGATGCAGACATAACAAGTTCTACTGTAGTAGATATTAACATTAGAGTAGAAGACTTAGAAAAGGCTAGCGATTTAAAATCCGCTAATTTAAGCTCAAGCGGAAGTGTAAGGCTATATGCTAAATCTAAGCCAGAGAGCAATTTAATCGCAGACTTGAAGTTTACTAGGGCGGTGATATAGATGGCAGTAGGAAGAGTTAATGTTGGAGGCTCTTCATTAGGTCTTAACACCAAAATTAACATGTTCGTACAATCTAGTCAACCTACGCCTGTTAATAAGGGCGATATATGGATAGATACCCCATTATTAGCCAATACGCTATATGTGTATGAATACGGGAAAATGCCACCACAAGTAGCGGGCGCTGTATGGCTTAGCATTTACGACGTAGATTTAAAATTTACTATACAGAAAGCCTTGCAAACGTTCGGCAGCAATAAAGCCGAGATAAACGTAGACTATTCTTCTGAACAAATATTCGATACCAATATAGACGGCGGAAAATACGTAACCCTGCAGAACGACTTTATGCAAGTCTACGGGTATATAGGTACGGCTAGAATATGGGATAGTGTAAATAACAAATGGGTATTCCCTACCTCGTCGAAGATGTGGACAGGTACAGCCTGGAAAACCTTAAGCTTAATTAATAATGACTACGCACTTTTCGGGGTAACTACATTCGTTACAACAATTTACGGACCCGACGGAACAGTAAAAAAGACGCTACCTGCCAACGCTGTACGTATGGGCGCTATGGGTTACGCAAAAGACAACCGCTTCGTTGCAATAAGGTATGTGAGCGCCACAGTTTATTATTTAGACGTCTATACAGAAGACTACGAATTAATCAAAAGCGTGTTGTTAACAAACGTATTGAAGCTATACGCTTACACAAAGAACGCCATATGTATAGACAGCCAAGATAACTTATACTATTCAACCACTAACGGAATAGTGAGAGTAAATCTTAATACCGATGTACAGACCGTTATAATAAGCGACTTATCAGCGGGCGCGAGTGAGTATGTAAGGGATATGATATTAGACGACGAAAACAAGCGCCTTTATTATGTTACTACAGACGACCTTATAACTGTGGTTAACCTACTTACAAATACACAATCGAACTTAATAACGAACCTGTACGACACAGGCTTGACATTAACTTACTTCGGCTTAAATATTGACGGAGTGCTATACTGCCAAAGGGGAACGGGCGCGGTAAAAGTTACCTTCGATAAAACAGGGGCGCCTATTGCTACGACTACGGGGTCAACTTCGGGCTATGGGGGATATTTGAAGTACGGAAAAGACGGTCAAATTTTAGGTAGATACGGTTCTACTAGAGTAGATATAATTAACCCCGACAACACAGTAACGCCGTACGTAGCAAATGGCGCCAACTTTTATTATGCTGTAGCTTTCCAATTAAGGACTGGCGAATTTTACACACATGATAATGCAGTAGTGGTTAAACTAGACAGCGCGGGCGGCGTTATATGGAGTAAAGTTATGTCAGACGAAGCGCGCGTAGGAATTACACAAACATTTTTCCCAGCACAATACCCAACATATTTTAGATAATAGGAGGATAGGAAAATGATATATTTAAGCGATCTAACAGAAATAGGACCAGACAAATATGTGGTTGGCTACGTTCATCATCAACCCTTTTCAGAAGAGTATGGCTTGAGAAAAACTAAGTCAGAACTGGAACAAACAGGGTATTTTGTTGAGTCAATTCCACAGCCTTCCCAAATAGAAGGCAAAGAGCCAATTATATGCTACAGTAAAAATTCAAACACGATATTTTACGAGTATCAGGACAAGCCTCCAACAGAAGAAGAACTGCGTATAGCAGAATTAGAAAACCAAGCAATATACAACTTAGACCTAGACTTTAGACTTAGCAAAATAGAATTAGGATTATAGGAGGAATGTAAAAATGACTTGCGCTTATTGTAAAAAGGTAATCACAAACAACACTTATGGAACTAAAGAGGAAATGATGGAAAAGCTGGATGTGTTCTTGCTTAATAATAGAATTACTCAAGAACAATACACAGAGTTAGTCGGATTATTAGGATAAGACTGAATAGAACATAGGATGCCTGAATCAAAATAAAAATGTTTTATTTATTTATTAGTAGGGTACTATAAATAAATAAATATTTAACTGGAGGCATTGAGATGAAAGAGGATAACGAGTTAATAAAAGTAGTAGAGTTTGCTAATAAAGTATACTTGTGTCCAGTTCTTCCTAATGGATTGGAATTTGGAAGCGTAGCTGTGGCTAGTTCAAAGGATGAAGCGAAAAAAATTATTAAAGAGGCTGTAGAAAGAGAGGGATGGGAAGTTGAAGAGGACAAAATGGTCTTGCAGGAAATTGATACTACATATGCTAATGCAGTAATTATTGATCCACTTAATAGTTAATTTACATGAGGGTAGAAAATCTACTCTCTTTTTATTTTAAGAAAGTAGGTGTAACATGGGTGAAAACTGCAAAGATTGTCTGCAGCTTGAAACATTAAAAAGTGAAGTAAGTGAGCTAAAGACAAAAGTTAATAAGCTTGAAGAAAAAATAAATGTAATTGAGAAGGACACAGCAATTAATCAGGAGCAAACTAAAATGGTGTTCAAAATCCTAACAGAAATTAAAGATAGCATAGAGAAAATATCCGATAAATTTGATGAAATTGAATCTAGACCAAGTAAGCTACTATATTCCGTTGCAGGTGGAATTATAGTAGCTATTATTATGGTCGGATTTAAATTTGTAGGTAAATAGAAAGGAGGAACGTACTATGAAAATATCAGGAAGAGGAGGACACAATGAATTATGCCCTGGAGCTAGAGCATTACTAGATGAGGTAAACGAGGACAGAAAGATATTTGCAGCAAGTAAAAAATACTTAAGCACTAAGCATGAGTTTATTGATTGTACTCCAGCACCTATTGCAGGACAAAATAATGATTTATCTTATGGAATTAACAAAGCTAATAATTCTAAGTCTGACTACTTTTATTCTGTACATCTTAATAAAGCTTATAACAATTATGATGGTAGAATTGGAGCTGAAATATGGCTTTTAAATGAAAATAGTAAGCTGATATCTGAAGCAAATAGAATACTTAATAATTTAGAAAAACTAGGGTTCAAAAATAGAGGAATAAAGTATGCAGTAAAAGAAGGTAAAAGACTTGCGGAGTTAATCAGCACAATTATGCCAGCAATGATTATAGAGTGTTTTTTCCTAGAGGCTACTGAGGATGTGGCAGTATATGAAAAAGTTGGAGCTGATGCTATAGGTTTCGCTATAGCTAATGGGATAGACACTACAATTTTAAAAGAAGCATCTAAAAAATACTATGTTGTAACTAATTATATTCAACCTGGCAAGTATGGCATTGAACTTATTTCTTTATGGAATAAATATTTTTATGATTTGGGCATTGAAAGGATCTATCTTGAAACAAATGAAAAAGGTACCTGGCTAGAAACTCAATATATGGATAAAGGCAAGGCTCAAATGCTTGCAGACAGACTAAAAGCAGATAACCTATTATGGGAATTAAAAGAGGAATAAAGGGAGGAAAATTAAATGTTAAAACAAATATTATGGGACTATAGATATATAATTTTATGGGTACTTACTGCTGTAATTTATGTGGTAATAATGGGTAAAGAATGGTGCAAGAAAAAGGCATTGGAACTAATGTTGGTAGCGAAGCAGCTCTCGAAAGAAAAGGTATTAAGCAATGGACAACAACAACAAGATTGGGTTGTAAAAGCTCTGTACCTAGTTTTAAAGAAATTGAAAATACCATTTGTATCTGAAGAAGCTTTACGGCCTTTTATTCATAAACTTTATATTATGGCTATGGACAAGCTAGATGATGGAAAATTAAATAACAGCATACAATAGCAGAAACCTAGAGGGAGAAATCCTTCTAGGTCTTTTATTATTTTTTGAAGGATTTTATATTTATTTGTTGAATAAATAATATACATGTTTGTAAAATTTTTGGAGGTATATAAATAATGGTAATTGATTGGGAAAGTATAATTGATAAATTAGTGAAGGTAGCTAGCATTGGCTCAACTATATTTGTAGCTATACAGGTTTGGTTTCTTAAAAAAGACTACAAAGTTAAAAATGATAAGGCCGAGCGTGAAAAAGCAATTGAATTATCAAAATTTTATTGTGAAAAGATAATACCAAAGATAAGTTACTTTTTTTACATATTTAAAAATATTGGTGTAGATAAGATTTTAGGAGATTTAAAGTATGCTGACTTAAAAGAGTTTGACAATTCTGAGATAAATGATTTAATTGGAAAGAAAAACTTAAGTACAATAAATCAAAAAGTGGATAATGTTGATTTGAATATATTAATAAATGCTAGTAATTTATTGCAAGAAAAACCTTTAAATGAATTTTTGAATGACTTGACTACACTCGAGATTGAAAAAAGTATACAAAAACAAGCAAAGCGAGAAATAGCTTCAACTAAGAGTGATGAAAAGAATGAGATCTTAGATAAAAAAGATGATGAAAAAAAGAAACAACAAATCAATCAAAGAACTTATATATATTATAAAAGTAAATATTGTAGTGAATTTGAATCTACAATTACAGAAACATTGAATTTTTTAGAATATTTTTGCATGAGCTTTAATAGTGGAATTGCAGATGAAGAAACGGTTTATCAATCTCTACATCAATCATTCTTAGGTTGTGTAAAAGTGCTATACTTCTGGATTGCACAGCAAAACTTAAGTGGAAAGGATAAGTACTATACAAATATAATAAAACTTTTTAATAAATGGTCGGAAAGGTACAATGAACAATGCACTAAGGAAGTAGAATTACAGAGAGGCATAGCTCATGTGAAAAAATCTATAAAAAAATAGAAGGTCGCATCTAACGGCCTTCTTCTTTATTTTCGTTTTCGTCAAGCTCAACATTATTATCTTCAGTTTCTTCTTTTCTTTCAGCATTAGGAGCAAACACTTCGCAAAATTGACCCCACAT